GTTAGATAGTCTGCGGGACAGACAGCAGTCTAGGGCGGAACTAAACCTAACGGTACTGCGCCCAGTTTAACTGCATATATACGGCAGTTGCATAGTCTGTATCTATAGGTCTCCTTCCTTGTCAAGTCCATAAACGCTACGCATGGACTAGACAATTCCCTCCGACCTATGATGTTCTGTTTGCTGTAGTTAGAATCTATCTAACACAGAAAGGTAACTATGTCTCAGTATGAACTCCCTCTCGGCATGAGTCTCACCAACCAATGTTATGACTGCATGCAAATGGATTCCCTATGCGACAACTGCCAAGACCTTGCCGACGCAAGGCTTGCTGACCGCGCTCATGAACTGGTAGATGAGGGTAATCTCCAGTACGCTCGCCCTTGGTTTGCCACTACGGAACCAAGTGCTCACGATTGGGTAGCACCAGTCACAGCCCTAGTTCGTCCAGCGCATATGCCAGACGGAACCATCAGGGTAGAACGGAACGAGTATCTACCTCCCATCACTAACCTCCAAGACGGCGGTGTCTACGAGGAACTGTGGGAGTTGGACGACATGCGCCAAAGGGCACGTGAGACTGAGTGTCAATGGTGTCATCTGCTTACCCCAAAAGCATTCAATGACTGCCAAGCATGTGACAAACCGCTAGAAAGGAACGTCAGATGACCAAAGAAGAAGCAACCATAGCGCTAGGTGCGCTCCAAATGCTAGAAGTTCTCGTCAAACCAGACGACGAAGTATCTATCCATGCCTTTACCTATCTCTGGAACACAGTAAGCCAGATAGCAGACCCAATCAAGTAAGAAGCAGGTAGCCCCTCTCCCTAGCGGGAGGGGCAACCCGCCAGTAAGTAATCAACTAACTAACTAAGGAGAAGCAAGTGAAGAACGAAGTAACTATCACAGGTACAATCAAGAACGTTAAGACATATACAAACGAGCGTGGAACATTGCTTACAGGCTGGTTTGACCAACGAGATACATCTCGCACCTCAGACGGAACTGCAGACCGACAGGTATATGTAGTCGGCATGAATGTAGTAGCACTAGATGACTCAACAGTTGGAGAGATTCTAGGTGCAACCAAAGCAGGAACAGAAGCCTCAATGCCAATCACAATTACAGGACGAATGGTCACACGATTTGACCGCCGTCCAAATGTCCCACGTGATAAGCAGTATGCACCTACACTCCAGTTGGAAGTGCATGCTGTAGAGGTTCACGCTTAAAGACCAGGTAGGTGGGTGGTTCACCAGAGCCACTCACTTACCTTCTTTTTTCGGCGGACATCCCGTATAAGAGCAGACATCAGTGAGTCCATCTAAAATCAAAGGAGAATCATGTATCTATCTACATCAGAAGTAGTCGGCTTGACCATTGCACTAGGCTCATCAATCTTTATTATAGTTCTAACTACTATTGCAAACTACCAATTGCAGCAGGATAATAAATTCCTGCGACGCAGACTGCGTACATACAGAGAACAACGACAGTTAGTGACCAAGTAATGATGTATCTCAAGACACAAGTAGGAAACGTAGAAGTATCTACAGTTTCATTGCCCTTTGCCCATGGTCTAGACCTATATGAGACCATGGTCTTTGACTATCAAGATGCCGAAGTGGGAGCATTCACACGTAGGTATCAGTCATATGATGAGGCAGAAGCAGGACATAAAGAAACTGTAGAATTAGTAGAGCAATCAATAAGGGAGAAGAACAATGAGTGAACCAAGAGAAGACGACGACATTGCATTAGATAAAGATGGCGAATGTGAAGACTGCGGCAACTTTATCTTTGAATGTGTATGTAATATTCCCGACGAACCTTACGACGTAGTCTATGCTGACTAACGCAGTCAAGAAGTACTATGCCAGTATAAGCATAGCCATCCTTACGTTCGCTAGCATGATAGGTATCCCTATCAAATCGCTAGCCGACAATCCTAACTATGACCCATGCAAGGTCGAGTTAGGTCCAACAGTATGGAGCAAGCAGAAGGCTAAAGCCTATGCCCTTGCATACATGAAACTACACCACCCAACATGGACCAAGGCTGAGTGGCGTTCGCTCAATAAGTTATGGGGCAAGGAGTCTGCTTGGAATATGTATGCAGATAATCCTGAGTCTAGTGCTTATGGAATCGCACAGATTCTGAACACCAAGCCTGGCACTCCAGCCCCTCTCCAGATTGAGAAGGGGCTGTCGTATATCGTTCATCGATATGACAAGCCATCAATCGCATGGGCTCATCATAGAAAGAATGGTTGGTACTAATGAACTACATAGTCCAAGTAGAAATCTCAGTCGAAGCAGATGATGATGACGCTGCTTTATTTTGGGTGAAAGATGCAGTACAAATGTATGGCGCAACAATGTCTATCCACCGATGGATAGATACACGACTAGAAAGAGAGAGCAATAATGGAACAGACAATGACAATCAATGACCAACTCGTAGAGTTGGGTAGCCTAGTAGACAATGAAGAGACAGCAGTCCAGCGTGTAGGTGCAAACCTTATTGATGGATTCTTCATGTCATTTACGGAATCAGATGTAGATGTAGAGACAACAGCGTTAGTTCTCCACTATCTAACAGACATTCAAGTGCGTGACTTTGCACTTGGAATCCTAGATAAATACAAGAATACAGAAGCAGCACTCAAGTATCTAGTTGATAAAGCACCAACAGATACAGAGTATATCAATGCACCTGCATCGTTACTTGCTCAGTTATATTACGAACAGCGCAAGCCAGAAGATGCATTACTTATGCTATCAAATGCACAGCCAAACTATTCATTAGCAATCTTGCTTGGTCGTGTATTCAAGTCAGGCTGGGACCCAAGTTCATTCGCTCATATGCGTGAGGAACTACATCCAAAGGTAGTAGCAGGTATCTTCGGAGAGGATGCATAACTATGGGTCTTGACATGTATCTATATCGAAAGGATGTAGATGAGGTAGCCTATTGGCGTAAGGCTAATGCTATTCATGGCTGGATTATCAGTACTACTAGTTCAGTAGATGACTGCACGCCTATCCATCTCACCAAGATGGACATCGTTCAGTTGCGAGATGACTGCCAGAAGGTACTAGATGAAGGCACAACAGAGACAGCATGGGAACTACTGCCTCCAACAAGTGGCTTCTTCTTTGGCAGCACAGAGATTGACGAGTGGTATTGGGATGATATAAAATCCACACTTGAAAAACTAAATACAATTATAGATGAAACCAGCGACGATACTCAGTTCGAGTATCAAGCATCATGGTAAAGGGAGAGTAATGCTACAAGTTAGCGAGTCATATAATAATAAAGCAATCAGCAAACTAAACAAGCAGGCTTGGGTAAAGGCTGGCACAGCAGTAAGTGCTGGCTCTGCATCAGAGGCTGCACGACAGGCTGGTCTTGACTGGACTGTCCAACTAACAGACATGCAAGCAACATACAAGCAGCCACTTGCAAGTGGTGATACTTATACACACAGAGTAGAAGTACCACGCAAACAAGCAGTGCTTAAGTTCATGCCAGGCTGTGAAGTACCTGAGTCTGTCATTGGTGTAGTCGGTGACAAGTACAAGGTAGTGCAAAACATGGAAGTATTCAGTGCGCTAGATACACTGGTAGATTCAGGTGACGCACGCTATACAGCAGCAGGTGAGTACAATAACGGCGCTAACATCTGGATGATTATGGAACTACCTCTAGGTGTAAACGTAGCCAATGACCCACATGCTGCATTCCTACTAGTGCAATCATCACATGATGGTTCATGCGCAGTACGTATCCGTCCTATCATTGAACGTTTGTTCTGCTCTAATCAAATCAACGGTATCGTTAAGGGCAAGAAGACAAACGACTTTACTTATGTTATGAAACATACAAGTAACTCAGAGTTATCTGTCAATGACATTCGTGACATCACACAACTTACATACCAAGCCATTGAAGAGTATGAAGTAACAGCCAATGGTTTGCTACAGCGTGAGGTATCAGCAGCACAGGTGCGTGATTACTTCAAGCGTGTATGGGCATTGCCTTCTACTGTAGAGGATAAGCCATACCACCTGCTCACACAGGGTGAGCGCAGACAACAGACCATTGCTATTACTGCACGCGATAAGGCGTGGCAGGTATACAATGAATCAGAAACACAAGCCAACATTCGAGGCACAGCATTCGGTGCATGGCAGGCAGTGGTAGAATACGCTGACCATCATGCTTCGGGTGGCTCCGAACGGCTCGCCGTTGCCACCCTCAGTGGGCGCAATGACAACATCAAGAACAAAGCACTAAGCCTAGTGCTTACTAATTAAGGAGAGATATGAACACAATCCAAGTTACAACAGAAGATGGTACTATTAACTATACCGAAGCAGAAGTTTTGCATTTCAAAAAGAGAGCGCAGGAAGTAGATGCAATCCAACAAGTCAACGACCAACAGCGCAAAGACATCCGTGACATACGTAATGCAGTACGTGACTTCTTCAGTGAAGGTGAATGGTCAGACGGTGAGACAGTCTGCAACAAAGGTGATGTCAATACATTACTCGAACAAATCGGAACACACAAACTCACAACCAAGTATCGTGGAACATTCACAATTACTGGTACATTTGAAATAGATGCAGAAGAAGAAGATGAAGTCGAGTCAACTATCTCAGACAACCTTTCAGTTGAATGTTATGCTGCAGATATAGACGTAGATAACATTGAAATCTTTGACATCGAAGAAGACAACTAATGTCATCAGCCTATGTTCCGTATAACGGTACTGCTGGCTGGTCAGGTACGGATACATCTCAGCAGAGAGCGCTAGATAATATCCACTCAGGACGGGAAGAAAACAACCAGCAATTAGCGTTACGTATGTTAAAACAAACAGGTGAATTAGGGCTAACCTGGAAAGAGTTAGCCACACAAACAGGCTGGCATCATGGTACTACCAGTGGTATCCTGTCAGTACTGCACCAGTCAGGTGCAATCATACGACTATATAGTAGCCGTAACAGATGCAAGATATACGTTCATCAAAACTTTAAAGATGCTTACAATAGATATGAAACGTATAAAAAGCGAGAAAAACTTTGCCCGCATTGTGGGCATGACATCAACGCATAACCGTTCTATGCTATGATGGGACAACCAGTAGGGCGGTAGGTTTTTGGCTCTCTCCTTGTCCTACCCCCACTGGTATCTTAATCTAAGGAGAACAATGGCAGAAGTAGAAGTACCTAGAGATAGATACGGCAGACCAATGATTGTGCCACCGAAGGGTGGCAAGCCAGTTGCATATACAAGAACAACAACAGTTGCAGGTTCATTAGATGATGGCACTGCATTAGTTGCATGGAAGTTACGTATGGCAGCAACTGGATTAACACTACGCTCTGACTTATTACTTGCTGCATCCGCAGCACGTGAAGATAAGTTAGAGATGGACAAGTTAGTTGAAGATGCAATGGAAGCAGCAGGTGCTACTAAGCAGGCTACTATTGGAACAGCAATCCATTCACTAACAGAGAAGTTGGATAGAGGTCAAGACCTCGGACCAATACCAGATGATTATGTTGCAGACATACAAGCGTATGCAGAAGCAACTAAGAACTTTACTAACGTTCACATCGAACAATTCTGTGTGCTAGATAAGTACAAGATTGCTGGCACACCAGACCGCATTGTCGAATACAAAGGTGAGAAGTTTATCTCTGACCTTAAGACAGGCAGCATTAGTTACCCAAACAAAATCGCTATGCAGTTAGCAGTATATGCACACGGCTTGCCGTATGACCCTGCTACGGCAACCCGTGGTTCGTGGGGTGACATCAACACAGAGAAGGGAATCATCGTTCATCTACCAGCAGGTAGTGGACAATGCACTCTTCACTTTGTAGACTTAGTTCATGGTTGGAAAGGTATTGACCTAGCCATGAAAGTAAGAAAGCACCGCGAAAAGAAAAACATATCAACACCAATACAAGGAGAATAATGTCTCACACAGAAGCACCTATCAGTATCAACCTTAAGACACCAGCAGGTACACAGTTAACACTACGTGCTAACACACCTGATGAATTCACAGCACTAACAACACAGGTCTTTGCAATTGCAGAAGCAATTGAAGAAGTCGAAAAAGCAGTGCGTGGCACTGGTTTCAGCGCACCTGCAGCAACACCTATGGACCCAGCAGTTGGCTATCTAGCACAGTCAATGGGTGGCACAGTTGTTGCCGAATCATTTGCACCAGCAGCAGCACCAGCAGGTGGCGGACAGCGCATGTGTCCTCATGGAACTATGACACGTATTCACGGCATGACTGGAAAGTTTGGTCCTTACAAGGGTCACTTCTGTCCAGCAAAGCAAGGCGACCCAACCAAGTGTGCAACACAATATGTTAAGGCTAACTCACCAGAGTTCGCTTCATTCGTAGCAGACCAAACAAAGGCATAAATGAAAACACTACGCCGTAGCGTAGGCAAGGCAGAGGTAGGTGGCGAACCATTGCCACCACCTTTCCAAGCCTTCGCAAGAGAAGGAATTATCTTACGGCGTGCAGAAGTAACAGTAATTGCAGGCACTCCTGGTGCAGGCAAGTCAAGTATTGCATTGCATATTGCAGCAAGATTAAAACAACCAACACTATATTTTTCTGCAGATACCAATGCACATACTATGGCTATGAGATTGCTAGCACTCCGCGCACGCATTCCACAACAGCAAGCAGAACAAATGTTAAAGACACAGCCAGATACAGCCGAGTCTATCTTGCGTGAGTATGGGAATATGTATTGGTCATTCGAACCAAGTCCTACTCTCCGTGACTTAGATGAAGAAGTATCTGCATTTGAAACTATCTGGGGTAGGTCTCCTACACTTATAGTTGTAGACAATCTTATGGATATTGCTATTGATGGACACGAAGAATTCGCAGGCATGCGACAAGTTATGAAAGAACTTAAGTATCTTGCAAGAGATACTAACGCAGCCGTATTAGTGTTACACCATACGCAGGAGGGTGCTCCTGGTTATCCGTGTCAGCCACGCTCTGCGTTGCAAGGCAAGGTCGCACAGATTCCTGCTATGGTGCTAACTGTAGGTCAGATGATGCAGGGGCAGGATGCATACCTATGCGTAGCCCCTGTCAAAAATCGCTATGGCAAGGCAGATGCAACAGGTAATACTTATATCTCATTATCATTTGAGCCTGGCTCAATGTATCTTGAGGACGTAGTTCGTGACTATAGACAAGTGGAGATGACAGTATGAACGAATGCGTATACTGTGAAGGGGTTGCAGATTTCCAATGGCTAGATGGTGGTTGGTATGTCTGCACTGAATGTATTAAAGACGGAGAAACGGATTCGGTAGCATAATGAGTAACGCAGCAAAGGCTAAGGGTTCTGGAGCAGAGAGAGATGTCGTTGCATATCTCAAAGAGAATGATTTTAAATATGCTGATAGACGATTGGCTGGCGCTACGTTAGATAAGGGTGACATCTCAGGTATACCTGGAGTTACAATTGAAATCAAGAATCATGCCAAGATGAACTTGGCTGGATGGACAGAGGAATTGCTCATAGAAATGAGCAATGACGGGGCGTGGACAGGCGTGGTGTGGCACAAACGGAAAGGGAAGCGGAGCCCTAAAGATTGGTACTGCACCATGCCTGGACATGTGTGGTTAGACCTACTAAAGAGAGCCTTAAACAATGGAGAAACCAAGCATTGAGGAATACCTGCGCTACATAGGCGCAGATACACCAGCAATAGGTGCTGGTTGGCGTAAGATGAAGTGCTGCTTTCATCTTGATAGTCACGCATCAGCAGCAGTAAACTACGATAAGAACGCCTTTGTCTGCCACGGTTGTGGTGTCAAAGGCGATGTCTATTCTTTAATCATGTACAAAGAGGGAGTCAATTTCCGTGAGGCTAAACAATTCGCAGAGACAGTTCTTGCTACAGGCAACACAGAGATACGCAGCAGCGATAGAAAGCGCGAGCGCGTATCTGTCAAGCCGTCATCTCTCGGTAGACGAGGCAAGAGTCTTTCACTTGGGAGTGGTAGAAGACCCTCTACCAGGGCATGAGCCATACAAAGGCAGGCTTGCTATCCCATACATCACGCCATCAGGCGTGGTAGATATTAGATTCCGTGACTTGACTGGTACACATGACGCTAAGTATATGGGATTAGTTGGTGCTGAAACTACTATGTTTAATACACAAGCAGTCTTTGCTGCCGATAGTTACATCTGTGTAACCGAAGGTGAGTTCGATTGCATTATGATGGGTACTAAAACACAGCACCCGACAGTTGGGATTCCAGGGGCTAACAACTGGAAAAAGCACTACTCTAAAATACTAGATGACTTTGAAACAGTCATTGTGCTAGCCGACGGCGATGCCCCAGGCTTAGAGTTTGGCAAGAAGATTAGCCGTGAACTAGGCAATGTAAACATCATCAGCATGCCAGATGGCGAGGACGTAAACTCTATGATGATAAAGAAGGGGAGTGAGTGGATTGACGAACGAATCCGAGAATGCATTGCCAATGGATGATAGTTTCTGGGAGCATACAGACCATTTAGATTTTGATATGATTATACAATTGTCAGATACTAAGCACCTCAATATCCTGCATGCCCTGCATGATGTGTATCTAGCCATAGACGAAGACCCAGATGATGCTAAGTTTCTTATCACTGGTCTTGCAGCCTTAATGCTATCCTCTAAGTATGGCAAGACAGACGAAGTATTCAACGAGATTGTAGTACAGGTAGCCAAGAAAGACATGGACATAGAACTAAGGGAGTTACTCAATGAAGGACAGTAGACATGCAGATGGAATTACAAAAGAACTGCTAGGTATTCTTCTCAAGAAGCATGAGGACTACGGTCCAATGAATATTGCAGGCGCACCTGGCGGTCCTATGAACGGACTACGAGTCCGTATGTATGACAAGATGGCTAGACTTAATAACCTAATAGATAGCGGCGACACGCCGAACTATGAATCCATTGAAGATACACTAATTGACCTAGCAAACTATGCCATAATTGGTTTACTTGTTCAGCGCAATCAGTGGGCTGGCATTCCAAATGGAGACCAACATGAAGCGAGTCGTCGTCCTCAGTGACTTACAGATTCCATATCAAGATGATAAAGCAGTAAATGCTGTTATAGATTTTATCGCTGATTACCAACCAGATGAACTATGGTGTGTAGGTGATGAACTAGATGCACCAGAACCATCGCGCTGGAATCGCGGTATGGCTGGCGAATATGCAGGCACACTACAGCATGGCATAGATACAACTAAAGAAATCATTAGTGACTTTAAGAAGGCACTAGGAAAGAAACCGTTTTATATTCAGCGGTCTAATCATACAGACCGCATTGACACTTACATTCGTAAGTATGCCCCAGCGTTCAGCAGTCTCAAGTCTTTAGAGATTGAAGAACTACTGGGGTATAACTCTTTAGGAGTAACTTACTTGCATAAGATGCATGAGTTACTACCTGGTTGGGTAATGGCACACGGTGATGAAGGCAAGTTGTCACAGACACCTGGAAGTACAGCACTGTCATTAGCCAAGCGTCTAGGTAAGTCAGTAGTCTGTGGTCACACGCATCGCGTAGGTTTGCAACATGAAACAGCAGGCTTCTATGGCAAGACACATACACTCTTCGGTCTAGAAGTCGGGCATATGATGGACATCAAGCAGGCGGATTACCTATCTGCAGGCACTGCCAATTGGCAGCAGGGCATTGGCATCCTAGTAGAGGACAACAAGAAAGTTGTACCATTTGCTGTACCAATCATTGGTGGCGAGGTACGCCTACCATAATGAATTACATTTCAGAATATAATGAGTTAGTTCAGACGCTTGCATCTGAGTATGTTCGTAAGTACAGCATGCTTGAACGAGATGACATTGCACAGGAACTATGGGTATGGTTTGTCGGACATCCACGTAAGTACAAAGAGTGGTCAGACCTAGAGCAAAAAGATAGGGACAAGTTAATTGCGAAATCGTTACGTAATGCGGCTCTTAAATATTGTGAGAAGGAGAAAGCCAGAAAGTCTGGTTACGATTCATCTGACCTCTACTACTATGATGCATCAGTTGTTGAAGCATTCCTACCATCAATCATTGCAGGAACATATTCAATCCCTGTCAGTATCCAAGACCTCAACGCTCAATTCGGAAGCGGTAACGTATCGGATGGCAACAACTGGCTCGCTCTACGGAGCGACATTGCTAGAGCATTTGAGAAACTATCAGATGCCAAGCAAAACATTCTTCGTTTACGATTTAGTATAGATTCCCCAGACTGGTCACTGCTAGCCAAAGACATGGACAGCACACCAGATGGTGCACGTATGAAGGTACAACGTGCAATGAATTCATTAGTTAAAAACCTTGGCGGATGGAGACCATATCATGACGAAGACACTACTCAATCAGAGTCACAAGAAGAAAGCGGAAGCGACAATGATTAGTACCTATCTTGAATGGTTAACTCAGCATGAGTTCGAAGCAGATGAATGACCTACGTGGCGAACCAACGTTCGCTTGCATATGTGGTTGTCTCATGTTTGAAGTTACTGTAATGTGGGACCAAGAGACAAGGGAAGTATCATGGTATGACCTTGCTCAGAAATGTAAAGAGTGCGGCACAGTAACAACTGCGCCTACACCAATTGATTGGATGGATTGCAACTAATGCCATTATACGATTTCAAATGCACCACTTGTAGTGAGGTTATAGAAACAAATGAAAACATACCACCGATTTGTTCTACTTGCAGTGGAACTATGCAGCGCATATGGTCTGCTCCAGGGATTAAGTTTAATGCACCAGGCTTCTACTCAACAGGAGGATGATGAACCTATCGTATGAGTTAATGTGGACAGACCAAGCAAACTGCGCTGGTCTAGATACAAATGACTTCTTTGTCGAAGATGGTAGTAAAAGATACGACAATGAACAGATACTTGCTCGCATATGTAAGGGTTGTGTAGTAAAGACAGAGTGTCTTAACTATGCATTACACAATAATGTGACAGGATATTGGGGCGGTACAACAGAAAAGACTAGGCGCAGTCTGCGCCAGAAGTATGGCATCATAGCCAAAGGACTAGCATTCGAAGGGTTATATTCATGACAGCAGGAGATTTATTTATTGCACTACTTGGAGCATTGGTAATCAAGGATATTATTATCCGAGCACTTGATGACCTATCATGGCGACTTCACAAGAAGAAGCATGGTTCTCTTATTGAACTTCTTGGCAAAGCAGAAGACGTAGAATAAAAACAAAAAAGACCCCCGCCTGGTAGGTTAAATTACCAGAGCGGGGGCTTTAATTTATTGGTGTTACTTAGTGCGTCCAAATTCAGGTGCTGACTTATCAAGTGCCTTCATGATAGGACCTACAAGACCTGCAACAAACGCAGTAGCCAAGACCTTCGGGTCATGCTGACCCGCAGTGTATAGAGCAACTACAGATGCAGCAGCAGCACGTAGATATGACAATCCGATTTGTTTTGCTTTTTCTTTGTCGAACATTTGTTCTCCTTATGATTTGAATACAGG